GCACTGCCGCGACCGTCGCAGAGCCGTACTTGTCCAGCAGTTCCGCCGCCTTGCCGCCCTTTGCGACGTTTCCGGCGTATTTCTTCTGCGTTTCCTGCCCCTCGTTCTTGATGCGCTGCGACAGCTTATTGAGCGGGGCAGTGTCGGACAGATCGCCGAGCTTCTGACCGGAAAGCAGCTCGAACGGTGACAGCAGCACGTCCTCGGCCATCGCCAGTGTGCTGGCAACGCCCTGTGCTGCCTGATTGACACCCTTTGCCACAGCGCCCGCAACGCCCTTGCCGAGAGAGTATTTGTTTGCTCTCTCGGCATTGTTTTTCTTGAGCTGGTTCGCCACCACCTGCGCCTGTGCGCGCCGCTGCTGGTTCGCGCGGTTGGTATAGTGTTTGCTGCCGCGCTCGGCGGTGTTGGTTTTCTTCTGCGCGGCCTTCTGATTCGCCGAAATGATGGCAGAGGTCAGCGCGTCAGTCTTCTTCGTTCCGGACGCCGTTTTCTGCTGATTGCTCAGCGAACGACGCATAGGAGTGGACTGGGCGGCGGATTTCGCCGCCGTCATCTTTGTCTGCGTGCCGCTCTGCGCGTTCTTCGTGGCCTTACCATCTGCGACCAGCTGCCGCAATACGGGGTTTACCGCCATGCGCCGTCACCTCACGTTCTTTCCTGCTTGTTGACCAGCCCGCTGTTTTTCTGCTGCTGGTTCAGCCACGCATAATAATAGTCCTTTGCCGTCGCGCCGCCCGCCGCCGCCTTGGTCGCAGGGCCCCAATAGCCGTCCACAGCGATCTTCTGCCCCGCGGGCAGATACTTGTTCATATCCCGCTGTAACTGCTTGATCTGCGCGCTCGTCAGACCGCCGTTGTCATAGCTGACCTTGCCGGTGGTGGTCGTCTTGCTGGGCGTCGTGGTCGTCGTTCCGGCTTTTCCGGACGTGCCGCCGCTATATGTACCGCCAGATGCGCCGGACGTCCCGCCGGAGCCGCCGGACGAGCTGCCGCCGATGCCGTAGTAATACTGCATTGCCGTCATGACCTCATCCGTGCGAATGCCGTTTTTATAGGCCGTGTACGCCTGCGACGCCGTCAGGCTGGGCTTTACCGTCGGCTGAGACGACGCGGCTCTGTCCGCCTCCATCTGCTTGAGCGCGAGATCATACTCCATCTTCGCCTGCGCCTGCTTGAGCGCTTTTTCGCTCTCGCGGATCTGGTCTTCTCGCTCAAGACCCTGCACGCGCACCAGCTCGTTATAGAGCGCCTTAGCAAGCTCTGCCTGCCCGTTCGCTCTCGCCTGCGTGATGGCGTTCGTGTACTCAATGGTCAGGTTCTTCTTGCGCAGCGATACGTCGGCGCGGGCGTTGGCTTCTTCCTCGCCGATGCTTGCAAGGTCGCGCTGCATCACGCTCGAGCGGGCAAGCTCTGCCTGCCCGTTTGCGCCGGAAGAAAGACCGTTTGCCGCCGCACGCTCGTCCCACACGCGCTTTGCAAGAGCGTTCTGTGCGGCGATGCGGTTGCGCTGCGGATCATAAATGCCGCTCAGCCGCGCTTCCTCGTCCTCAAGGCTCGCGTTGTTCTTCTCATAGGCGTCTTTCAGCCCCGCAAGCTCGCCCTCGAGCGCGCTTGCGTACTGCTTCTTGAGCCATTCACTCAGGTCGTACCCGCTGCCGCCGCCGCTCGTGCCGTTGGTCGAACCGCTGCCGCCGGTCGAACCGCTGCCGCTCGTGCCGCCGGAGATCGCGTCGGGCAGCAAACCGGAAAGATTGCCGTTCACGCCGCTGGCGTTCGGCAGTTTGCCGCCCATACCGGCATCCGTGCCGCTGCTGCTGCCGCTGTCAAGCCCGTTCTGCCTGCGCCATTCCATGACCTTGTCATAGTCCTCGCGCGACGCAGCGCGTATATCCTGATTGTACAGGTCAGAGCCGGGGCCTGCGTAGCGATGTCCGGTGTCGAGGTAAAGCAAATCCTCGCTGCTCACGCCCGCATCGTTGTCCGCCTTGGCGGGGGTGAGTCCGGGGGTGTAGCGGGAAGACGTGCGCAGACGGCGCGTGATGTAGCCGTTATCGCCATAGGTGCACTCCCACGTGCCCTTCGGAGAGGTGAGGATGACCGTCTGACCGGCGCGAGACATATCGCGCTGCGTCATATCGGGCTGGCCGGTGTCGTCCATGCGGACGTAGCCGCCGTCGCTGGATGCGTAGTCATCCCACGTGCCGTTTGCCAGTTTCTTCGTCAGGGCTTCGTCCTCATAGTAGCCCCAGTGGCCTTCGCCGTCCATGCCGTAGTAGCCCGTGCCATGACCGGCGTTGTCGATCCAACCATCCGTATCGGTCATGCTGTTGTGCCCCCAGCCCTTATACACGAAGTCGCCGTAGTTCGGGGCATAGCCGCTCTTCTTGCGCCACTCGTTATAGAGGTCTTCGTTCGTCCGCGCGTCTCCGTTCAGGATGTTGATGCCCTGCGCGTTTGCCTTATTGACGCGCGCCTGCGCCGCCTCACGGAATTCGTTGATGTCCTTGGCATTGAGCATCAGCTTGCCGTAGTCGGTCGTATCGGTCGACCAGTCGTGCAGCGGCAGAATGTCGCCGTTCGGCGCACGCGTTGTGCCAGCAGCCAGATTGACGCCGGACGGAATGACGTCCGCGCCGGGGAAGTAGCGGTTGCGCAGCTCGGCGTCGGAGGGCGTGCTCACGCCCGGCGTGCGCACCGTCGTGCCGCCGCCCGAAGAACCGGACGAGCCGCCGTACTGCTGCTGCGCCTTGTTCAGCTCGCTCATTTGCTTTTTCGCCCACTCAGCATTGCCGCCGCCCTTGGAGATCAGGCCGTTTAAGTAGCTTCTTTCGTTGTCCCATTTGGTATTAGCATTATATGCGCCCATCGGCTTACCGCCTTTCTTACTTCATCGTCGCAAGCTTTCTTACCAAGTCGCTGCCGTACTTGTAGCTTTCAAGGTAATCCAGCGTCGCGTCCACCAGCCCCGCGCGCGCCTTGAGCATCGCGCGGTAGTCCGGCTCTGCGAGTTTCCCGTGGAACTCCTTCTCCCACTTGCCCGCGTTCTCCTTGCCGGACCAGTACGCGGGGCACAGCTTGCCCGTCACGTCGAAGTGGCGGATGACGTTGCTCTCGGGGATGTTGTACTTCTTCATCAGAGCTTTCGTCAGCTCAAGTGCCTGCGCGACGGTCTTCGCGCTTGGCGCGTAAACGCCGTCCTTCTTCGCGTCGCACAGCTCAATGCTGATGCTGTTTGCGTTCAGGCAGCGCCCGTGCAGCGTTCCGCCGCCCGTCTGCGGACAGGACGGGTACTTCTTCCCGCCGACCGCCCACGCAACGCGCAGATCGTCCACGCTCTGCACGATCTCATTTGCATCGACGAAGTAATGCGCGCTGGTCTTCACGACGTTACCCGCGTAATACTTGGCGTTGTTCATCGCCGTGTCGCCGTCGTTGCCGGTGTAGTGGATGACGATGTAGCGGATGCCGCTCGCCGCGCGCGTCCCGCCGACGTTGCCCGCGTTGGCCGGGTATTTGCGGATATTCATTGTCTTACGCCCCCTTGTCAATGGCGTCCTGCGTCTTCTGGCTCTGCGTGCCGAAGTAGAACGCGATGATGACCGCATAGATCGTCATAAAGTCCTGCGAGATGTTGCCCGTCACCGCCATATACGCGAAAACGCCCGTCAGTACCAGCGTCACAATACTCTTGACGCTCATCAGGTTTGCCAATCTTTTGTGAATCAGTTCCATGTCATTCGTCCTTTCCCTTGATTTTAATCCCCGCCAGCAGCCCCAGTTCCGCCGTCCACGCCGCGAACCATGCGACCGTCAGGCTATCCGGCACTACCTTGTCATGCGCGGTCAATACGAGCACCGCAATGCAGTACCAACAGAGGTTGAGCACTGCCGCGATGACGTACCTGTCCCGCTTTCTCATTCTGCCCCAGCGCTCCCGCGCCGCCGTCCACGCCTTTCTCACGACCGAACCTCCCACTCGTCGATCTCGGACTTGATCTTGTCAATGAAGCTATTGCCGCCCAGCGCCTTATAGCCTCTGTAGAGGTACAAAAAGTCCTCAAGCTCATACTGGCGGATCGTCTGGCTCTCGCGGTTCTTGTAATATGTGTGCAGCATGTTATGCCGCAGCCCACACTTTAGCGCGTCTTTGAGCTTGTCAAAGCCGAGCACCTTGTCCCGCACTGGCTTGATGAACAACGCCGCCGCCCCGATGATGACCGTCACCTCGGAGCACAGCGCCGCGATGCTTGCCAAATCTGTCATTCGTTTCCCTCCGTCATTTTGTTATCGCCCACAGCCCGACCGCGTGCCACAGGCACACCGCACCGTACACGCCCACGCAGATACGCAGCCCACGCCGCGCCTCTTGTGTCCCCCGTGAATCAAGCCACAGCGCCAGCAGCGGCACGATTGCAATTTTGTACCAAACCATCGTGACGACGCTCCGCAGCAGGGGGTTCAACTCCGCACAGCCGCGCCGCAGCGCCCACAGCGTACAGGCAAGGTCAAGCCAGTTCAGCGCAATTACCGTGATCGCCATGTTACCCCTCCATAATCGCCGCCAGAAGGTCCTCCGCCGTCACGCCGTACCGGTCGAGCCCGATGCGCGTCATTTCCGGCGGTTCGTCGCGGCAAGCCTCGATCAGCTCCATATCCGCGTGGATGGAGATGTGCACCGTTGCCTCCCACATTCCATTGACTGAAAGATCACCGTAGCTGCCGATCTTGTACAGCTTTCGCGCCTCCATATCCGCGATGAGAAAGTCACTGCCGTTGACCACTGCCGGAATGCCCCGTGCGGTGAGATAGTCACACGCCGCGCGGAGGATGCGGTCTCCGGCGCGACTGCGGTTTTTCTCCACCACGCAGATGCACAGGTCGCCGGGGAAAACAAGATCCACCATGCCGGGGCGATAGTCGCTGCGGAACACCGGCATATCGTATTCCCGTACAGTGTCGCCAAACGCATCGTCCGGCGCTGACCCGACCCAGTGCTTTTCTGCAATGTTGACGACCACACCGTCCTCTTGCACGCGCTCAAGACGCGCGATCTCCGCAAAGGCGTCCTCCGCGTTCAATCTTTTGTAGCGCATCCTTACCCCTCCCATTCTGATAAGCTGTGTAGTGTGACGTACTTTGCCTGTTCCTCTGTACTCAGCGCTGCGATCGCAGCGGCGCAATCCGTGTAAACGACAGTTTTCATCTTGGTATCTCCGCAAGAGCCAGAGGACGCGTTAAAGTTGGGGGCGATCTCCATGTCGGCGTCACTCGGCCGCAGGAGCACCAAGACCGCGCCATCCACTGACATGCTATAGTCAAGTAACCGAGAAACCCCAGCGCCGCAAATCACCGTGGTGTACTTTTCTCCTAAAATTTGCTCCTCTGGAACTCTGTCGAGGGAGCCCTCGCCGGAGATCGTCACGGTTTTTGTCTCCGCGTTGTAGCTCCAATATGTCCCGTTGCCAGCTCTTTTGAAACCATCCAACCCCTCCGGCACGTCCATCCCCTGCATATTGTAGGCGGGAGCGGACGCCTTGGCGTATCGGTATTCCGTACCCGCCCTTGCGTTGATGTAGAAATAGTTTTTACCGGTCGGGTCGACCGTGTATTTCATAACCTTTCCGTTTGGCTTTGTAAAACTGGCGCTGCCTGAGCCGATTTCCATTGCAATACCAATTTCCGCAAATGCGTTAATCAACAAAACGCCTTGTTCTTTAGCGGCTTCATCACTGGTATTGATTTTTTCGCATTCGTACCAGCCTTTTTCCGCGCAAAACGCGAGATTATCGTCCATCAGGCGGCAGAAGTTGTTGTATGCCTCCTCCGTCACGGTCACGGATTCGTCAAACAGCGCGCAAAAGAAGTTCTGCGTATAAATCCTGTCTTCGGCATTCTTCATGGAAAAATGCCGTTGGAGCCGCTTTATCAGCAGGTACTTGTACTGATTGGATGTGTAGCTCATACCCCGCCTCGCTTTCTTTGAATGCTGCCAAAGCGCTTGACCGCGTGGCGGAACTCGCCTATGGAAAAGTCCGGGAACAGTGTTTCGGTAAAATAAAGCTCTGAATAGGCGGACTGCCAAAGCAGGAAATTGGAGAGCCGCTGAAAGCCGCCCGTGCGGATGATGAGGTCCGGCTCCGGCAGGTTTTGATACAGCGCCGCCGTGATCTCATCCTCCGTCCGCGCGCCCTTGGCAACGGCGTCCACGATCTCCATCCGCCCGGAGTAGTTGCAGCACAGGTTCAGCGTCAGGCCGTCACAGTGGGCGGTCTCCCGCTGGATGCGCTCCATTTTTTCGATGCTCTCAGGCGGCACGCGCTTGTCCGTCCCGGAAATGAGGACGCGGATGTTGTTTTCCACAAATTCCCGATACCGTTCAAAATACCGGTTTGCCATGGAAAAGAGCGCGTCCACTTCCTCCTTGGGCCGGTTCCAGTTCTCCCACGAAAAGCAGTAGACGGACAGGGCCGGGATGCCCATGTCCACGCACCAGTGCATCATGTCCTCCACCTTGTTCAAGCCCTGCTCGTGCCCAATGGAGCGCTCCAAACCCCGCCGCTCTGCCCAGCGTCCGTTCCCGTCTGCTATCACCGCAACGTGGTTCAGCTCATTCATGATTTAGCCTCCTTCGTCGCCGGGAATACGATCGTGACTACGCCGCTATTCGCAGCATTGGTCACACCGGTCGCGCCAGAACGCTTGAAGAAGTTCTCCGGAATGCCGTCAAAAGTGAACCCTTCTTTTGGAGTCAGCGTGACAGTTGCGGTATAAACCGTAGACGCGGCGAATGTAGACGCCTCGGGAGACCACACGACCTTGCCGGTATAGTTCGAGTCTTCAAACGTCAGGACAGGATTCTTCCCGGTCTCGGGCGTTGTGACCTTCCACAGATCGTTATCCCATACCACTGCCGTACCGGTTTTCGGGAATACGGCGGTCACAACGCCGCTGTTTGCGGCATTGCTGACGCTTGTCGCACCCTCTACCGTGAAGAAGTTCGCCGCCACGCCGCTA